GGCGGACCTATACAATCCGAGGTGGTCACAAGCGACGAGGACCGAGCGCGAGTGACCGAGATCATTGACGAGCTGGCCGCGAGGCGTGCGAAGAAAGCCGCCGAAGGCTGAAAGGGGCATAAGTGGCGACCGATATCAACAGCATCACCCTGGTAGGCAGGCTGACCAAGGCACCAGAGTCCCGCGAGGCTGGGGCAACCACTCTTACGAAGCTGCGCATGGCCTTCTCGCACAGCAAGAAGGTGGGCGATTCATGGGAGGATCAGCCGCAGTATGTGGATGTGACGGTATTCGGCAGGCTGGCAGAGGTGCTGGCCGGTGCGCTGGACAAGGGCGATCAGGTGGTTGTCACCGGGAGGTTGGCATGGCGCGAGTGGCAGGCGCAGGACGGCAGCACTCGCCAGGCACATGAGATCGTCGCTCAGGCCGTACAGCGTGTCTCTCCGCGCAAGGATAGGCAGGAGGGCCAATCCAGCACTGAAGGCCCACAGAACGCCCCTGAGAGCGTCACAGACGACATTCCGTTCTAATGGCAGCCGAGATATCGCTATCTGACGCCGGCAAGCGTCTACGAGCAGCATTCCAAGCCGGTAAGGACTCGCAGATGCTGGATATCCTCATGGACGAGGATCTGATCGGGCACCTGGCGCGGAGGCTCAGAAGTGCTGATGACAGGGCGCTTACCTATTCGGCACCGCAGATCGCTGATCTGGCCGTGCGGCTCGGGCAGCTGACGGATGGTGACTGAGGAAGCAGCTCTCAGAGCCGTAGAGCGTAGGCCGTGGCTCGCATGGCGCAGGCGCGAGCAGATGCCCCCGGCGGGAGAGTGGCGAGTATGGCTGATCCTGGCGGGTCGTGGATGGGGCAAGACGCGCACCGGGGCCGAGTGGGTCATTGACCGGGTAGAGGATGGCGCAGAGCGCATCGCCCTCGTCGGCCCTACCGCAGCAGATGTGCGTGATGTGATGGTGGAGGGAGAGAGCGGCCTCATGGCTATCGCTCCCGAGGACATGGAAGCCAACTATGAGCCTTCCAAGCGCAGGATCACCTTCGCCAATGGCGCGATATGCACCACGTACTCCGCTGACGAGCCTGATCGCCTCAGAGGACCGCAGCATGACGCGGCCTGGTGCGACGAGCTGGCAGCCTGGCGCTACCCGGAGGCGTGGGATCAGTTGCAGTTCGGCTTGCGACTAGGGCTTGACCCCCGGTGCATCGTCACGACGACTCCCCGGCCGACGAAGGAAGTCAGGGATCTGATCCTCGCTGAGAAGACCGTGGTTACGAGGGGAAGCACCTTCGACAACGCGGATAACCTGGCGCCGGCGTTCCTAGAGCGCGTGATGCAGCGGTACGAGGGCACGCGGCTCGGCAGGCAGGAGCTATACGCCGAGATTCTGGATGATGTGCCAGGTGCGCTCTGGACAAGGGAGATGCTGGATCACGCGATAGCCGGTTATCCGAAGGAAGACCCTGAGATGACCAAGCTCGTAGTAGCGATAGACCCTGCGATCACTTCCGGGGAGGACTCGGACGAGACTGGCATCATCGTCGCCGGGAGGGATACCGGGGCGGGGTATGTGCTCGCTGATCTCACCTGCAGGATGACGCCCGATGGATGGGCCAGGCACGCTATCGCCGCATACCACGAATACGGCGCTGACAGGATCGTTGCCGAGGCGAATCAGGGCGGGGATATGGTCAAGACGGTCTTGAAGACCGTTGATCCGCGTGTGCCCGTCAAACTCGTACATGCAACAAGAGGCAAGAGAGTGCGTGCGGAGCCGGTCGCTGCGCTCTACGAGCAGGGCAGGGTGTTCCATGCCGGCGTCTTCCCTGAGTTGGAAGATCAGTTGGTGACCTGGACGCCCGATAGCCCGAAATCACCAGATCGGCTTGATGCGCTGGTATGGGCGCTTACAGAGATTGACCTTGCTTCACCGGGTAAGGTGCGTGGAGTGCGTGCCCCCAGGTTCTGACCGAGGGGAACCGGCACCGCTGACGAGGACAGTGCCGGTCCCGCACCTCGGGCCTAACGAGCGCGTCCGGTCGCTCGCTGGCAGGCAGTCTATGTAATCCGCAGGCCGTATCGCTAGACTCCCGCATCGTGGCGCTCGAAGACCTGCTTATGGCGATGGAAGATGCTGACCGGCAGCGGCATCAGCAGATTCATCATGCCCTGCAGATCTACCACGGCAACCAGCCCAAGCCGCTGCGCGTACTCCCCGGCGAGCCTGACGACAACATCCGTCTGAACCTGGCGGGACTCGTCGTAGATACCGGAGTAGATGCGCTCTTCGGGCAGGACATCATCATCCAGTGCGAGGACGAAGACGGCGGCATCAAGGAAGACTCTACGTCGTGGCTGTATGACGCTTATCGGTACAACCACGACATGCTGCTCTGGCAGTCCGCAGCTATCAACGGAGCTGTAGCCGGTCAGTCCGCAGTCAGGATCATTCCTGCTCCAGAGGGATCGCCGGCAGGCTCGTATCCCCGGGTGATCGTCGTTGATCCAGAGATGCTGCGTGTGATCTGGTCGCCTGATGATGTGGGAGTGGTGGAGGCGTATGTCCTGCAGTGGATCGCCCGAGACATTCTCGGTAGAGAGTTCGGCAAGCGCCAGGTGATGTACCGAGACGGCAACGAGTGGGTGATCGAGGATCAGGTCGCTCGTATCGCTAATCCCTCTTCGTGGGAGACGGTCGCTCAGACACCGTGGCGTTTCTCATGGGCACCTATCGTCGCTGTCCAGAATCTCCCGGAGCCGAACTCATACTGGGGAAGGCCAGATCTGACCTCCGACGTGCTGGAGACTCAGCTGGCTATCAACCGGGTCATGTCCAACGCAGCCAGGGTGCAGCGCATCCACGGTCATCCTAAGGTCGTAGCGAAGGGCGTAGGTGAGGGAGATCTAGACGTTGGCCCCGACGAGGCGATCGTTCTTCCAGACGTAGACTCCGAGATCAGCCTGCTAGAGCCGAGTGCGAAGGTCACAGATCACATTGATCTGTTCAAGACGGTCAAGAGCGCCCTGCACGAGATCAGTCGTGTGCCCGAGGTAACGGCTGGCAAGCTGGACAACATCGGCCAACTGTCCGGGTTGGCTCTGAAGATCCTCTATGGCCCGCTTGTAAGGAAGACCGAGGTGAAGCGCAGGCTCTACGGGGATATGGTCCGTCGCACCTCTGCATACATGCTGGAGCTAGGCGGTTATGGTCCGAGCAGCAGCATCAACATTCAGTGGCCTGAGATCGTTCCTGATGATCCGATGATGGAGGCGACTGCTTCCGAGGCGCTGCAGCGTGCAGGCGTAAGCCAGGCGACGGCTCTCTCTGAGATGGGTTACGACCCAGAGACTGAGGCCGAGCGCCGAGCGCAGGAGCGCACGAACATTGGAGAAGCACTGCTCACGGCATTCGACCGAGGGAACGAATAGGCAGCGGTAGTATCACCGCATGCCTAGACGAGACTGGAAGCAGGCGCGGGCGAAGGTTGACCGCGAAATGGAGTGCCGTGTGTGCAGGACCGGCGACTCTCTGCAGGCCGCTCATACGATTGGCCGCATCCACGATCCCGCAGATGGGAAGGTCCGTGCGAGGGATATCGTGCCGCTCTGCCCGTCGTGTCATCAGCTCTACGACGCCAGGCGGCTCGATCTACTGCCCTATCTCAACTACGACGAGCAGGCAGCGGCAGTTGAGCACCTGGGCATTGTGCGAGCCATGAACCGGCTCACCGGGTCGCGCAATGGCTGATCTGTACGAGCAGGCGCAGCAGTTCCGCGAGCAACTGCTGTCAGGGGACAGGCGCACTGCCGGCGTCATGGTCCGCTCGTATGGCACAGCTTACGAGGCTATAGATCGTGAGATTGATCGCATCCGTATCAGGATCTTCGATCTCAGGCAGGAGGGAGTAGATAAGGCACGCTTTGCCCCTCTGCTCTATCAGGAGAAGCGCGTACAGGCTCTCAGGGATAAGACCCTGGCAGAGATCAGCAAGTTCGCTTCCAGAGCCGATCTGATCGTCGTGGGATCTGTCGGTGATGCTGTGATCTCTGGCAGCCGTGACGCGCAACGCCTCATGCAGACTGCGATCCCAGAGGGCATAGCCGTTGCCCCGGCAACGATTGACGGCGAGCCGGTTAGCGGATTCTCACCTGATGAGGTCAGTCTTCGCACCGGGGCGCTGGAGCAGTTGACAGGAGTAGTTCAGCCTGGGCAGCCTGTCGGATCTCTGTTTCAGGCTCTCGGTCCAGAGGCCGCGCAGAACGTCACAGACTCACTGATCTCAGGTCTTGCTCTGGGCAAGAACCCGCGAGAGATCGCAGCCATGATGCGTGCCTCGCTCGGAGGCAATCTTACGCGGGCGCTCACCATCGCACGCACAGAGACTCTGCGGGCATACCGAGAGGCGAGCCGCGCCGAGTACCTGGCGAATCAGGACGTTGTGGATGGATGGATATGGGTATCCGCAGCCTCGGAGCGCACCTGCGCGTCCTGCTGGGCGCAGCACGGCTCAGAGCATCCACTAGACGAGGTAATGGCTACTCACCCCCGGTGCCGGTGCTCAATGGTCCCCAAGACCAAGACCTGGGAGCAGTTGGGATTCGGCAGGACTCCAGAGGCAGTGCAGATTACCGCCGGATCGTCGCTCTTCGCCAAGCTGCCTGTTGAGCAGCAGCGGAAGATCCTCGGACCGAGCAAGTTCACGGCCTACCGGGGGAAGAAGATCGGCCTGTCTGATCTCATCGCACGCCGGCAGTCCCCGGTATGGGGACCATCTACGAGTGAGGCGAGCCTTCGCCAGGCGCTTGCGAATGCAGAGGCGAGGAAGGCTTCTCGCCCGGTGAGGCAGCCACGACCTAAGCCGATTGAGGTTGAGACTGTTGGTCAGTCCTCATGGATTGATCGCATCAGGTCTATATCTCAGAACAAGACATATGGCATTAGCGACAAGAGAATCGAAGAGATCAATCGTCAAGTGCGCGACTTTACGCCGAGTCTGGAAGACCTAGCCGCTGGCAAGTCGCCCTTCACTATGAAGAACGAATTGCAAGCCAGACTTGAATCTGAGGCGCTTGACAGTCTCTCTGGACAGCTTGCAGAACTTGAACTCACTGGGCGAATCTTCGAAGAAGAACTGCAGAGAAGGCTGTCGCTTGCAGTTCTGCCTTCAAGCGACGAAATCTTGGCAATACGAGAGCGCATAAACGTCGCCAGAGATCGCTACTCAAGCGCAAGGGGAGAAGAGGCTCTTCGGTTTCGCGCAGAGTGGCTAGATGCTCGCGAGGCTCTTCAAGGGGCGCTTGATGCAGATGCCATAGCTCGGCGGCGCATCTTGAATGAGATGATCGAAGAGGTGCGCGGAGAATCTGGACAGGTCGTTTCACTTGGCAGGACTACTTCCCAGGTCGCTCCGCTAGTCCGTGACGCATCGAAGCTATTGCCTAAGAAGTGGACAGATCTGATGGGCAATGCAGGCATCAAGTTGAGGAAGGCCAAGCGAGGACGCTTCGATGAGATCAGTCGTGAGTTGTGGGTATCTCTCAGGCGCTCTGCTGGAGAGAGAGATGGCTTCAGTACTGCACTTCACGAACTGACGCACTGGGCAGAGTGGAGAGTGCCCGGGATGCGCTCGCTGGAAGCAGCCTGGTATCGCATGCGTACATTCGGCGAAGAGCCACGACGCATGAGCGAGGTAACCGGCAACAACAGTTACGACTCATGGGAAGTCACTCGCGAAGACGACTTCGCTAATCCGTATATCGGTAAGGACTACGGGAATAGTCCGTCCAGCTTCTACGAGATCATGACTATGACTGTAGAGGCCCTATTCGCTACAGACCCAGACTGGCGCAGAACGCTAGAGAGCGATCCAAAGACAGCCAACTTCGTTCTCGGTATCCTCGCAGTGCTATGAGATACGAGATCACAGGCATATTCGAGGGCAGGCAAGTAAGAACCTGGTGGAATGAAGAAACGTCAGCTCTGGAGGGCGATGAAAACCTCATCGCAGAACTAACGCTTCTTTCTGGGGAGCGATGCCCGGTGACGCCCACCGGCCCAGACATTCCGTGCAGCGTTCGTAAGCCGGGTCAGGCGATGCTGCTCGCAAGATCAGTCCTCACGGACTTCTCGTACTCAGGTCAGCCGATCTCTATAGAGGGCGTCAAGGAAGAAGACCTGAGCCTTCCGCCAGGTGCTGTCGCCTAGACGCCCGTGGTCTGCTGTCGCACGATCTGACCGATTCGTGCATGCGAGAGGCCGGCAGCCTCACCGATAGCACGCTGCGAGATTCCGGCATTCGCAGCCGTCATGATCGCGTGGACGAACTCTGACTCAACGCTCTCGCGCATCTTCTTCAGATCGCGAAGCTCGTCAAGCACGCGATCGCGTGTGATCTCAGTCGTCATCACTCACCTCCCTTCTCGTCAATGAGTTCCATTATGTCTGCGTGCGAATAGACCGGCCCAACCATGAGGTGTTCCGGCTTGATATCCACCCGGCTCGTGAACTCTCCGATGAAACTGGCAGCGTCTATGCGTGATCCGAAGTGACCGACGCATATGTGACTGTCTTCCGTCTGATACGGGATCAGCACCACATACGTCACAGGCGTCATGCGGTCTATGCGGTCTTCGCTCTCCATCTTGCGAAGTTCGTCCTCTGTCATGCCCTCGTCACTCATGAATGCTCCATTCCAGAACTGATACGCCCTCGGAGCCGCTAGAGCATCCGAGGGCGTAGGGGACTAAGCGATGCTGATAAGGCGCGAGCGAACGTCCGCGTCCTCGTACACCGCTCCGTAGATCGAATCCACTTCCTCGTAGCACGACCTGCACACTACCCCTGTGCTGACCTCAGCACCCTTGCCGCTTGCGAGGCAGCAGTGTGTGAGTGGGTAGAGCATGCCGTCGCTTTCTACTACCAGGTCACCCTCTGAGTCACGACCGATGATCGTCACATGGTCGAATGAGAAGTCGTCAGGGATCGTCACAGTGCTGTTGTCGGAGAACGTGGCGATCATGCGGCCACCTCATGCGAGTAGGGAATGCCGCGATCCTTACGAGCGACGAGCATCCAATTGTCATTGAAGTCCTGCAGGCAAGCGATCGCCTGCCGCGTCCTGCCGTCCTCATGCGCGTCTGCGTAGTGCCTGCCGTCCTTGCTGTTGCAGAAGACGAACAGATCCTCGGTGCTCCATCCGTTCATCGCTGCGAAGTGCAGAAGATCGGCATCTGCGCGAGCCACGGCATCCATGCTGCGCTGCCGCAGAATCTGATACCGACCACGGATGTACCCCCATCCGTTGTAGTCGCTGCGGCGCTCCAGAGCGTCGAAGATGAATCCTGAGATCGTCGGCTCGTTCATCGGACTACCACCTCTCGTCCGACGCGGCCTGCTCCCAATACAGCATGCACTCGCGAGTCCAGCGGTTGCGCTCGGTCAGGTTCTCCCGAGTCATATCCTCGTCAAACGTGCCCACAACCCGCAGGAGGTTCGGTGACACGCGGTACTCCATCGGGAGGGGGCGAAGGCCCTCATCGTCGGTGCGCTCGGTGCTGTCAAGCAGAACCACGATGCCCACGGACTTCTTGTTGACCTTCTTGACGTATGCGTACACACCGTCAATCTGAGGATCGCTCGGGTAGTCCACTCGCACAATCGCGCCAGGTCGGATGCCAGACTCGGCCTGCGAACGCTTGCGACGTGCGCTGATGGACTGCTCGATAGCGTGGAGGATATCGTCGTACTCACCGTTAAGGATCTCGTCGCAGATCGGGTGAATATCCTTCAGAAGCTGACGTGCCATGTTGATTCCTCTCGTCATGTGGTTTCCAACTGAACGGAATGCTGATACATCTTGCTCATGTTGGCAAGTGGACTTTCCACAACAGTACCGGGGAGTGCATTCCGCATAGCCGATGTGCTTCTATCCCTGCCGGCACATATGTAATCCAGTAAGGGGCAAGTGCTACCGTGGAGATCAACGAGAGCGCTGAGGGCCAGGTGCCCGAGGACGTTCAGACGCCCCCGGAGGGCGACACACAGGGCCAGGAGCCCATTCCTGACGCGCAGGACGCACAGGACGAGCAGGACAACCAGCAGGCTCTCAACTCAGAGAAGGCTCTGAAAGAAGCACGCTCAGAGGCCGCGAAGTACCGCAAGAGGCTCAGGGAGCTGGAGGCGGTACAGCAGGCCCGAGAGGAAGCAGAGCTTTCTGAATCGGAGAAGCAGGCTCGTCGTATGCAGCAGTTGGAGCAGGCTCTTGAAGAGCGTGAAGTCACTACTCGTCGCCTGGCGTTGGAAAGCGCCGTGGCTGTTCGCAGTAACTCTCTCGGCATCGTGGATGCAGAGGTGGCGGTCGCGCTTCTGGACGAGGCTTCGCTGGACTATGACGACGCAGGCCGACCGGAACCCGAGAGTCTTGACAACGCTCTACGCCGACTGCTGAAGGCCAAGCCGTATCTGAAGACGCAGCCGCCCGCATCATCGCCTGCCAACCCGGCACGCAGTGAGCCAATGGGGGAAACCGACGCGCAGCGCCGGTCCCGACTCTACGGTGGCAATAGCGGCATCTTCGATCCCGGTGCGGCAAGCAGGATGGGCGGGGGCGTCATCGGCTCCGACTAGAGAAAGGATCTGCCGTGCCGGCAGCTTTCACCCAGGTCAGCGACATTCAGGCGCCGACCGACTACATCCAGAAGATCTACGAGGATGCGATGTTCGTCGCTCGTGACAACGAGCTTATGTCGAACCTCGTCACCACCCTCTCGGGACAGGGCATCGCTCCCCGCGTTGCTTCCGAGTACTCGTCGGCTTCGATCAGCTCGATCAACGACGACGACGATCTCACGTCGCAGTCTTTCAAGCCGACCGTGCTTTCCACGCTTACTCCGTCTGAGGTCGGTGCTCAGTACCTCGTCACCGACCAGCGCATGGAGTCTGACCCGTTCGCTGTCATGCAGAACGCGGCTCAGGAGCTTGGCTTCGCGATCGCTCAGAAGATCGAGACTGACCTTCTCAGCAACTTCGCCTCGTTCACCGGGGGCACGGCTGGCACCGCCGGTTCGACCCTCACCTGGGGACGCTTCTTCGCGGCTGTGTCGCAGCTTCGCGCTCAGAACGCCCCCGGCCCGTACCACGCTGTGCTTCACCCGTATCAGTGGTTCGATCTGTCGAAGGAGGCCGCTGTCTCAGGGATGCAGAACACCCCGCAGTTCGGTGACGCTGTCATGCAGAACCGGATCGTTGGCCGTGCCTACGACACCAACATCTTCATCTCGTCGAACCTGAGCATCAACGGGAGCGACGACTGCACTGCTGGCATCTTCTCTCCGATGGCCCTGGCTCTCGACATTCGCCGCGCTCCGCGTATCGAGCGCGAGCGTGACGCGAGCCGCCGCGCCGACGAGATCAACCTCTCCGCTGTCTACGCCCACGGAACGTGGCGACCGAAGTTCGGCGTCAAGCTGATCTCCGACGCCTCCGTGCCGACTGAGTAGAAAGGACTACCGAATGGCACAGTTCGACGTGAACAGCATCACGGTTCCGATGCCGGCAGCGGCTGACGACGTGATCATCTACAAGCACAGCGGTACCGGCGGCAAGATCACGCTTCTTGACGCCTACGCGGTGAACCACGCTACTACCTCTGGTACGGCTACCTACACTCTGGCGCTGCACAAGCGCACTAGCGCAGGGACGGTCATCGCAGGCACGGTCGGCACTCTGGGCGGCACCTCCGACCACTGGACCGACCTGGTTCCGAAGAGCTACACCCTCGACAGCAATTACATCACGCTGGACGAGGGCGAGTGCCTGAGCCTCGCTTACGCGACGGTGGACGGCGGCTCGCAGACTCGCGGAATGGTCACGATTCACTACGTGCAGGGAAAGGCGTAGGAATCACGGCATCGGTGGCCGACCTTCTCGGATAGGGGGTCGGCCACCAGGCCGTCATCGTCATGGCGCAGCTAGACGCGAATACTCTTGTTCTCCCTCTCGGAGGGCACACATCCGACGTGCTGATCTTCAGAGCATCGGATATCGGTGGAGCAGTGACTATCACTGAGGCGTGGGTTGTGAACCATGCGAACACCAGCAGCAATACGTCTTTCACCGTACAGCTGATCCGGTACTCCAATGCGGGCACGCCGGCAGTCCTCGGGACGGCAGGACTCTCGGTCGGTGGCACTTCTGACCACTGGGTAACCAATGTTCCGAAGCAGATGACGATTAGCGACGAGCACGACGTGCTGAACAGGCATGAGTGGCTCGCCGTTCGTCAGACCAGCCAGAACAACGGCACGGCCACATTCGGGAAGGTGATCGTCCACTACGTGGGCGGCAAGGCGTAACGACTAGGCGACATGGGATAGGCAGCGGTCGCACCGTCTGCTGAAAGGGCATCCCGCCCCGGTGTCTTTCCCTAGTCGCTTCTACCGGGGCATGAGAAGGGGGCGAGGTTGAGGATTCTCTGGCATTCCAACGCACCATGGACTGCAACTGGTTACGGAGTGCAGACGCGCATCTTCGCGCCGCGCATTCGTGACCTGGGCCATGACGTAGCTATGAGCGCCTTCTATGGGCTGGAGGGCGCAACCATCGGCTGGAACGGGATGAAGGTCTATCCCAAGGCATTTCATCCATATGGAATGGATGTGATCGGCCCGCATGTGAAGGATCACAGGGCAGACATTGTCATCACCCTCATTGACGGATGGGTGATGAAGCACGACAAGATCACATCTACTGGCGCCAGGTGGGTGCCGTGGTTCCCAGTGGATCACGAAGGCGTGCCGCATATGGTCCGAGAGGCAGTCAAGCATTCGTGGCAGCCGGTCGTCTATGCCAAGCACGCAGATCAGGCAGCGCGTGATGCGGGGCTAGATCCACGCTACGTCCCGCATGGAGTGGATACGAACGTCTATGCGCCGATAGATGAGCGCGAGGCTCGCGTCAAGCTCGGACTGCCAGAAGATGCCTTCATCGTCGGCATCGTGGCCGCGAATAAGGGCATCCCCTCTCGCAAGGCGCTACCGACTCAGTTTGAGGCGTTCGCCAGGCTCCGAGAGCGTCATAGCGATGCGATCCTCTACCTCCACACGCATATCGGTACAGAAATGGAGGGTCTGGACATACCCGGCGTGCTGCAGGCTACCGGGGTGCCAGAGGATTCTGTTCGCCTGGCGGATCAGTACCGCAACCTTCTCGGCTATGACGACGAAGTAATGGCCGCTCTCTATAGCTCCATGGACGTACTCAGCAGTCCGACAATGGGCGAGGGATTCGGAGTACCCATCATTGAGGCTCAGGCGTGCGGAACGCCGGTCATCGTGGGCGGTTGGACTGCGATGCCCGAGCTAGTAGGCGCAGGATGGACTGTAACGGCCTCAGAACGCATCCTTACGCCAATGCTGGACTACCAGCACCTAGCGACCGTTGAGGGCGTCCTAGAGGCTTATGAGGCCGCATACGAGGCACGCGGGGATAAGCGCCTGGCGGAAGATGCCCGAGCGTTCGCGATGCGATATGACGCAGACGAGGTCACTCAGCACTATTGGAAGCCTCTTCTGGACGAACTCTCTGACCGGCTGGAATCATCTGACGCAGAACCTCCCCCGGTTGAGGTTGTGCAGTGATCTCTGTCGTAGTCCCGACGATCAAGGGGCGCGAGGATCTATGTCAGAAGACGATCGCCTCTTTCCGCGCCACCGTGCCGGCAGACGAGCTGCAGATCATCATCGTGAAGGATCGCAGGGCAATAGGCACCGCATGGAACGACGGCGCAGAGGCAGCAGAGGGCGAATACCTGATGCTCGCTGCAGATGATGTGATCGTGCATCCTGGCTGGGCAGAAGCGGCGATGGAGGCAGCCGATCGGTCGCTCTACCCGGCTCCAAGGCTTCAGAAGCTGGATGGATCGGTTCTGGCGACTGGCTCAATGGGCGGCGGCTGGCTACTGACTGACTGCGCCGACTGGGCACCTGTAGTCAGCAGTCAGTTCCCATTCTTCTCGCAGTATGTGTGGCAGGAAATGGGTCCGTGCCTCGATATCCACTACTTCGCCGATGACTACCTGGCGGCCAGAGCGCGTTCGCTCGGTATGAACGTGGTCTATCGTGAGCCGTACAGGATCACGCATCTAGAGGGAGTCGCGGGCAGGGATGACATGGTGAGGCGATCCATGACTGACCGGCTTCAGTTCGAGCAATCTCTGGCGAATCCCGACTACTGGATCGGAGTGGCCGTATGAGGGTGATGATTACCGGGGCGCTCGGCTTCATGGGTTCTCACCTGGCGGATCGCTACGCGAAGCTCGGTTGGGAAGTCATCGGACTTGACAACATGACCGCGAATGTCGTGAGCGTCACTCATCCGACGATCTCGCACATGATGATCGCTGATGCGAAGCAGATCCTCCCGAAGTACGTCGCGTCTGCCGATCTTGTGGTGCATGCAGCCTCCCCGGTAGGCGCTGCGGCGATTCTTCCGGCTCAGGGCACGATTGCCGGCGATGTGGTCTGGGCAACGCAGAAAGTCGTGGATGCCTGCGTGGTTGCGGACGTTCCTCTCGTCAATATCTCTACTTCAGAGATCTACGGCATCACCGGCCAGGCTTCAGAGAGCGATCCATGCACGATCCAGCAGAAGTTCTCTGCCAGAGGCGAATATCAGGCGGGCAAGATCGCCGCAGAGCAAATCGTCGGAGCTTCTATCGCCAGAGGACTTCGAGCCGTACAGATCAGGCCGTGGAATATGGCTGGTCCCCGCGAGGCGCAGAGCAAAGGATTCGTTGTGCCTCGCATGGTCTATCAGGCGCTCGTAAACGACCCGATCACGGTATTCGAGGGTGGCGAGCAGGAGCGGGCGTTCACCGGGGTATGGGATGTGTGCCGATTCATCACGGATCACCTGCCAACTGTGGAGGATTGGACCGGGCAGGCGTACAACGTCGGCAACGAAGAGAACCGCACAACGATCAACGATCTCGCCAGGGTTGTCCGAGAGGTTACTAACTCAAAGTCTGAGATCGTTCACACATCAGGCAAGAGGATCTTCGGTCATCGCTACGAGGAAGCGAGTGCTGGGACGAAGCTGCCAGATGCGGCGCTTGCAAGATCACTAGGATGGTCGCCTGAGAACACCATGCGACAGATCGTGGCTTGGACTGCGGCTGAGATTCTGTCCCCGGAGGAAGCACTGACAGCATGAGCAGAAGCGGTATGGCCGACAACATCGCCAGGGTGCGAGGACTGACCTACGCCGGCACCGCCGAATACAACGTCGGCACGGCGAACTACTGGGACGACAACCAGATCGAGCAGGTTCTGGATCGCCACCGGCAGGATCTCGTTCGCCACAAGCTCTTGCGCGAGCCTTCGTACATTGGAGGGGGATCAGTCGTCTATACCCGTCTTCGCTCCGCATACGGCTTCCTGGAGACTGCTGCGAGTGGTACAGCGGTCTTCTTCATCGAAGACTCAGTAGGCGACGACCGAGGAACGGCGACCTATACGGCTGACTACCAGCTGGGCATCTTCGACTTCTCCGCTGACACTGGGGGAACCGCTCTCTATCTGAGCGCCAGGTCATACGACATCTACGGCGCTGCTGCCGAGATTCTGGATTCATGGGCCGCGCATGAGTCTCGCTGCTTCGACTTCTCTACGGACGGGCAGTCGTTCAGCTTGTCGCAGAAGGTCAAGAACATGCGCGATCAGGCTCGGGAGCTGCGTAAGCGTGCCCGCGTGCAGCGAAGGAATCTCAGGACAGAATCGTGACGCTCACGACTGCCGATCTTGCCTGCATGCGCTCGGCTATTGCCGATACGCTCCCCGGTACGGCTGTCATCAGCCGCTCTACTCAGTCCTCAGACGGAATGGGTGGAGTGATTGACACCTGGGCCAATGTCGGCACAGTCGCCTGCAGGGTTTCTCCGCAGGGCGCAGGCTTGGAAGACATTGTGGGTGGTGAGTTCGTCGCAGCGACCGGATGGGTTATCACGGTCCCGCAGGGAACTAGCGTCACCGAGCGCGACCGAGTGCTCCACTCTGGGAACACCTACGAGATCATCAGGACGAGTTCTCCCAGGTCTTACGACACATGCACACGCCTATTCTGCAATGAGGTGGACTGATGCCAAAGGGTATGGGTTACGGCAAGGGCAAGGGTAAGGGCGGACGCAAGGGCGGGAAGGGCAAGTAGCCGTGCCGATCGTCTACAACCGAATCCCCGAGATCGCTTCTCAGGCAGATGATCTCGCAGAGAAGATTCTGAAGAAGACGGCATTCGATACCGAGGCGCTGGCGAAGGCATACGCCCCGGTGGATACCGGCAATCTCATGAATAGCATCGCTGCAGAGCCGGTCAGGAAGCTCACCTGGCGCGTCACGGCTAACGCGGACTACGCGATCTACGTGGAGATGGGCACTCGGCGTCAGACCGCTAAGCCTTTCCTGCAGCTGGCTCTAGGCGAGGCGTGGCCTAACGCTGTCCGTGCGTTTGACAGGCTTACTTCGTGAGTGCGGCCTCTGGTAGCGCGATCTACTCGCGGCTCAACGGCGACGCCACGCTGACAAGCCTCGGATGCACAGGGATCTACTACGGCATCGCTCCGCAGACGGCAGTAGCGCCGTTCGTCACCATCCAGCTATTCGATGGTGACGACACGCGAGTATTCGGAGCGCGGGCAACGATCCGCGAGCGATGGGTAGTGAAGGGGTGGACAACCGGCAACTCACACAAGGTCGCCAAGCAGATGGCAGATAGGTGTGACGCCCTGCTTGATGAATACGATCTTGTGGTCGGTGGGGGCACCGTCATGGCATGCCGGCGCATTGCACAGCTTCCTGACCTGGTAGAGGACGATAACGGTGTCGTCTATCGTCAGGCAGGCAGTCGCTTCGAACTGGAGGTACGAGCAGCATGAGTAAGTATCGTGCGCTCGTCGGACTCGACTACCCACCCGGGAAGCGAGCCGAGCCGGGTGATGTTGTGGACGATCTCCCGGATAAGAGCGTCAAGTGGCTTCTGAAGGACGGCCTCATTGAAGAGGTCGGAGCGCAGAAGCCGGAGAAGCCCACCGGAGGTAAGTCCAAGTGAGCCCTACATTCACGCATGGGAAGAACGCTGTTGTCTATCAGGACGACAACGATCTGACCGGCTACCTCCGCTCAGTATCCAGCAGCGCAGAGGTTGATACGGCAGAGAGCACCACGTTCTCTGACGATGACAAGACCTACGTTGTCGGAATGCAGGACGCGACGATCAGCGCCGAGGGTCTGTTCGATGCCACGTTCGATGGTGATGTTCACTCCATCACGGGATCTGGCACGAAGAGCATCTGGAGCATCTATCCGTCAGGCGATGCGGCAGGCAGTAGCGGTCGGGGATACAACCTGGACGTGACTTCCGCCGAGCGCACGGCTGATGTGGGTGATGTGGTCATGGTGAGCATTGAGGGTCAGTCCTCAGTCGGCACCGAGCAGCTGATCTCTCACCACGCTCTCGCAGAGCGCAGCACCAGCGGAACCGCTGCGGTCTATGACAACGGTGCTTCGTCCGCGAATGGCGGCTATGCCTACGCGCATGCCACCGCAGCTGCGGGCAGCGTCGTCATAACGATTCAGTCGTCTTCGGATAACGTCACATACACTGACTATCTGACGGTCGGCACCATCACGGCATCCAATAAGTCCTTCCGCACTACCGGGACCGGAACCGTGAACCGCTACACCAGGCTCACCTATACGATCACCAGCGGCACGGCCACGTTCGTCTGTGGCTTCGGTCGCGGTTAGGAGTTACGTTGCCAACTTTCTTTCACGGTAAGGATGCCGAGGTCTACGTTGCCGATTCTGGCAACACCGAGCGCAACCTGACCACTTACGCCACTTCAGTCGGCATTCCGGCCGAGGTGGAGACTGCCGAGGTTTCGACTCTCGGCGACGACGACAAGGTGTACGTCACCGGCCTTCGTGACCGCACGATCTCCATTGAGGGGAAGTGGGATGGCACGGTGGACGGCTACCTCTCGGGTCTGCTTGGCGGTACGCCTCGCGCCTGGAAGGTCTTTCCGGCTGGATCGGCTTCGGGCCGTCCGTACTACAGCGGCTCGGCAATCCTCACCTCGTTCGAGGTCAGCGCCGATGTGGGCGATGCGGTCGGGTTCAGCGCCGAGTTCCAGAACTCAGGTGCTGTCACGCGGGGCACGGTCTGATGACTGAGCCCGGGGCCAAGGGCGCGGCTGAGGGGCAGCCGCTGCCCGTTCTTTCGGTGGAGGATCTGCTCCAGAAGCAGACTCTCCGCGAAGAGTGGATTGATGTGCCCGAGTGGGACTCTCGCGTGAAGGTGCGTGAACTCTCCATGGCGGCATATCAGGAGGTTCAGCAGAAGGCCACGGACGCTCGCGGCAACTTGGACGAAACCAAGCTGCAGACCTACCTGGTGATCGCCGGCATCGTGGAGCCTGAGCTGGGCGATGACGGCTATGAGTGGGTGCGGAGTCAGTCCATGCGAGCGATCAACCGGGTTCTTGACCGAGTTATGGCTCTGAGCGGCATCGGCATCTCCGCTCTGGAGGACGCCGAGGCCACGTTTCTGGAAGAGACCTGAGACAACCTGGCGGTTCCGTATAGCGCGTGATCTCGGAATGACAGTCTCTGAGCTTGATCAGAGAATGACGCGAGCCGAAATGACGCAATGGATCGCCTATTATCGTTACGAGATGAGAGAGCGCGAGAGGGCGGCTCGCGAAGCGGAGAAGCAGCGAAAGGGTTAGCGAGTGGCAACTGAGGTCGCATCGGCATACGTCGAACTCGGTGCCCGCATCGGCAACCTGGAGCGACAGCTCAAGAAGGCCAACTCTCAGATCACGACGTTCGCTGCTACGTCGGATAAGCAGGTAGGCAGGGCCTCAGCAGGATTCGGCAGGCTTGGTATCGCTATGAAGGCCGCAGCCGGTGCCTTCATCGTCACAAAGGCGATACAGGGCATCAAGACGGTCACTATGGCCGCGTCCGATCTCAACGAGTCCATGAGCAAGACTCGCGTGATCTTCGGTCGCAGCGCCGGGGCGATTGAGCAGTTCGCGAATCAGGCAGCCAAGAGCATGGGCCTCTCCAAGACTGCTGCTCTGGATGCCGCATCCACATTCGCGGTATTCGGCAAGAGCGCAGGACTCTCGGGCAAGAGCCTGACGGGATTCAGCACCAGGCTCGTCACTCTCTCTGCTGATCTCGCATCGTTCTACAACACCTCACCCGAAGAGGCGATCCTCGCTATCGGCGCTGCGCTCCGGGGAGAGAGCGAGCCGATCCGCAGGTACGGAGTGCTGCTGGACGATGCCACGCTGAAGCAGCAGGCGCTGGCGATGGGCATCATCAAGACCACGAAGGGCAGCCTGACTCCGCAGCAGCGCGTGCTGGCAGCTCAGGCGCAGATTCTCAAGCAGACGAGCGATGCTCAGGGCGACTTCGCCCGGACTTCTGGCGGCGCGGCCAACCAGCAGAGGATCTTCGCCGCTCAGGTCGCCAATGCGAAGGCGCAGATCGGCGTCGGACTACTGCCGGCGATGACCTCTCTCATGCCTGTTCTGAATGATGTAGTGCAGGCAGCGGTTCCAGCGTTCACTCAGGCCGCATCAGCGTTCGGCAGCTTCGCAGCACAACTGCTTCGCAGCGAAGGCTTCAAGAATCTGCTCTCTGACATTGGCACGATTGCTCAGGCCGCATTCACCACGCTCGGGAATGTGGTCACGGCAACCATCGGTCCTCTCGGGATCTTCGCCGGGGCGCTCTCCACCGCAGCATCGGCTATCGCCGGATTCGGACCCCTGGCCGCAGTCGCGACCGGCGCTGTGGCCGCTCTGCTGACCGCTATGGCGGTGAATAAGGTCATCGCCTTCGTACAGGGCCTTAGGCAGCTTGCGGTAGTGCAGGCGGCAGTAAGTGGTGTCACGGCCCTCGCAGGCGCTTCTAAGGCCCTCCAGAGCGGTTTCACGGGCATTACGGCGGCATCTGTGGGACTTGCCCCCGGTCTTACGGCTATGCAGGCGGGAATGAGCCGCGCTGGCCTGGCGATGACCGCTCTGAGGACTGCTCTTACCGGGGGCGGCAACCCGTGGGCACTCGCTGCTGCCGGCGTTGGTCTTCTGGTCGGTGGAATCGCTGCTCTCTCGTCTGGACTCTTCGGGGGTACTCCCCCAGCGCAGATCTACGCGCAGGCGCTGCAGGGCCTCGATACAGCTGCACGTAACGCTGCCGGTGCTGTCGGAACGCTGCTCGGCGCAGTCGGCAACTACACACAGGCGCAGTTGGCGACCAAGCAGGCAGCAGACGAGGTCGCCGCTGCCGAGCGCCAGGTGCAGGATCTACGCAGGCAGGGAATCACCAGCGGCCCGCAATACACCTCCGCAGTCCAGCGCCTGACCGCAGCGCAGGCGAACCTGGCGAGTTCGATGGGCAATCAGTCGCAGGCAGCGGGTAGCGTCAAGCAGTCCCTCGGCACGCTGAAGACCGAGTATCAGAACGTCACGACGAGGATGCGTGAGGCATCTGCTGCTGAGATGACGCGCATCAGCGGACTGAGGCTGGCAGCGCAGGCCGGGGGCAAGGGTTCAAAGGCCGCGAAAGACTACGACTCGGCCATTGACGCCCTCAATAAGCGGCTCTCGCAGGATCAGGGATTCAAGTCGCTGCAGCAGAACGCTCGCGCAGCTGCGGATCAGTTCGATGCGATGGGTAGAAGCGACCTGGCGAAGCCACTCCGCGAGATCGCGAATGCGAAACCCGGTGATCTTCTCAATGATGCGGCGGGCAAGGCGCGTGCTTTCTCGGATGTGAACCTGGGGAAGAACGTGCAGCCTGCGATCACGAAGCTCGACAACCTCATCCAGAAGGTTGAGAGCCTTGACGGCAAGGTGGCGAATGTCCGCATCAACGTCACAGAGTCGAAGGTGCAGGGCAAGTTCGCAGGCGGCTACGTCACCGAGTTCGCAGGCGGCGGACTTGTACGCGGCCCCGGTGGTCGTGATCGCGTGCCGGCGATGCTCACTGCTGGCGAAGTCGTCCTCAACCGGCGTCAGCAGGAGCTGGTCAATGGCGGCATGGGGATTGACGATGCGCTGAGGCGTACCGGCGCAGCCTTCGCGAAGGGCAAGGGCGCGAAGGGCGGCAGCAAGAAGCCGAGCGCCGAGAGCATCAAGGCGGCTCGCGAGAAGCGCACAGAGGGTATTCGCAGCGCAGCAGGATCACTTGGCCAGGCTATCTCAACCGTCGCGCTGAAGCGGTTTGACACAGACACTCAGAAGACTCTGCGCGGAATGGCAGACGGCAGCAGGGCGCGTATGGACGATATCGGGCGCGAGTTCCAAGGGGGATACGTTGAGATCAACGGAACATGGACGCGCATTACTGGGAGCGTAGAGACAGCGCAGCAGCGCCTGGCAACAGAACTTAAGAGCATCGAGCGCAACTTTAAGGGAACTCTGAAGGACACCGCTGGCAACGTGGTGGCTACCGAGGTTTCGTTCCGTCAGTTCGATCTCATGATGCGTGATTCGCAGAAGAGTCTGACGAAGTTCTACGACGAGCTGACTCCAGCAGAGGCGCAGATCCGCTCATTGCAGGATGCCGCTGCATCGCAGGATCTGGCAGGTGCTCTTGGTGACGCTCAGGCGAAGTTCGCCGAGGCGCAGAAGTGGGGAGATCCAAAGGCTATTGCTGCGGCTCAGAAGGAAATGGACGCTGCTGTAAGAGCGCAGACCATCGCAGATCTTCAGAAGACAGCCGAGCAGGAGCGGGCGCAGCGTGAAGCAGATCGTCAGGCCGCTCAGGATGCGTTTGACACTGAATGGGCTGGCCGTCGTCAGGGTCTGCAGGACGCACTTGACACTCAGCTGGAGCAGAAGCGTCTTGCCGGGGAGAACGAGATCATGCTGCTGCAGGCGCAGCAGGCGCAGCGCCAGGCTCAGGAAGAAGCAGCACTTGCTAATCAGCAGGCTCTCTACGACGCGCAGCGCGAGAACGAGCGAGCCAAGCTGGAGGGCGCTCTCGCTCGCATGACCGGATTCTTCGACAACGTTCGCAATATGTCGCTCGGCAAGACCAAGGGCACCATTGCCAGACTGAATAACCTGGCAGTCGCGTTCCTGTCCAGCGGAAAGAATCTCGGAGAGAACTTCGCTAACGGACTGACTCAGGTACTCCCGCGCATCGGAGCAGCAGGTAAGTCAATCGCGAAGATTCTGGAGGACTACCTAAAGACTGGCAGTCCTACCAAGAAGGGGCCAATGTCGGACCTGCATCATTGGTTTGACGGCCTGGCGTCAGGGCTTGCTCAGGGAGTAGACACAGGAGGACTAGAGGGCGCTATCGCGAGCGCCACAGTCTCACCCACAATCTCGGCGTCTGTCGGATCGGGCGGAATGACCATCAATCTCAATGTGAGTGATCAGACATTCGCCGGCATGAGCCGAGAGCAGGCCGACCGCGTAGCTCGTGACATCAAGGCAGCCCTTGACCGTCAGGTGACGTTCGCACTGTGAGCAGCATCTTCTTCACACTGCGCTACAAGGGAGCCAGCGCTCCGCTGCCGCTGGTTCCTCCTACCATTGACGAGGCACTCGGACCTGAGACAGTGGACAAGGCCACCACTGACCCGGTTGGGGCGCCCGTCGTCCAAGAGGAGCCAGTCCGGTCTGTGTTCTTCGAGGAAGGCTCGTCAATCCCAGACGACGAGTTGGATCAGCCGTTTACCGTGCAGTACGTCGTGCGCGTGGGATGGGAAGCGACGCCCGCCAACGCATTCACGCTGGACGCCTCACAGTTGGACTCGTCAAAGGTTCTGACCTCACAGTTCACATCGTTTCTCAATCTGATCCAGTTCGGCATCTCTGAGTTCGGTGGGCTTGACGGGTTCGCTGATGACTTCTCCGCGCTGTACTCCGACGTGAGCGAGGACGTGAAGCAGATCAGCGTCAGACGAGGCCGCGACGGCAACCTCACCGACTTCCAAGCGGGCGAGGCGACGGTCACGCTCCACGATCCTAACTCCCGCTACAGCCCTCTGAACCCCGACAGCGACCTGCATCCATACGTCACCCCCGGTAGGCCGATCATCATAGAGGCGCTGCTGAACGGCGAGCGATACGGCATCTTCCGAGGATTCGTTCGCAGCATCGAACACAACCCAGAGAAGACAGCTCGGGAGACTCGCCTCAACTGCCAGGACCTGTTCCTGTATCTAGAGCGAGCAAAGCCAGAGATCGTCTACCAGGCTCCGCCGATCACGACAGGCGAGGCCATCGCCGTGGTGCTGGACGCGATTGGCTGGCAGGACGACCGCCTGCGCCAACTTGGGTTTGGTGACTTCCTCGGTGGAGGCTTTGGACCGTTCACCGGGAACACCTCCGCGCTGGCGATCATCCGCGACCTGATCCAGACAGAGCGCGGCGAGTTCTTTCACGGTCGTGATGGTGTGGTGCGGTACTTCTTTCGCCACGCTCGGTATCTCCGCAACGCAGACTTCCTGCTTGATGAGGCGGTGGCCGGTGCGCTGCCAGCCGCAGACCTCACCAACATCAAGAACCGAGCGACTGTCACCAAGACCGGCTCAGGCTCGCAGTCGTTCGAGGACGCTAACTCGGTCGCCAACTACGGGCCGTCCGACTTCACACCGATTGACAGCGCCTACATCAACACCCCCGCAGACGCCCTGGCGCTCGCGCAGTACATCGTGTCGCAGGCAAAGGACGCCTCACCACCCGTGCGTGCAGTGGACTTCGTTGCAAGTCAGTCCTACGGGTTCATGTTCATTGCATTCATGCGTGAACTTGGTGACAGGGTGTTTCTCAAGGATGCCGCTGTAGGACTTGCACAGCGTGAGTTCTTTATCGAGGGCATCGAGCATCAGATCAGCAACGGCGGCAAGCTCCATCGCACCGCATTCACGCTGTCAAAGGTTCCACCAGCGGCTCCGCTAATCTTTGGCACCACGCGCCTAGTCGTAAACGAGTTCTCGTCACCGACAGTTACCACCGCGCCGTACACAACTGCCGACACCGCCGCCGACATCTTTACCTACTAGGAGTAGCCCGTGGCTAAGACTTACAACAGCATTCCAAGCGTTGCCACGGGTGACGTTTACACGGCGACCGCGCATAACAACATCGTCACCAACGTAAACAACTACCGCGTGCCGCCTGCGTGCCGTGTTCGCATCGGGTCCAACGTTACGTCTTACCTTTCGCAAACCAACATCACATGGACTGCGGAGGACTACGACACAGATGACATGTGGGCAAGCGGTACGACCGTCACGGTCAATACTGCGGGGCTCTACCTTCTCACGTTTACCGGCGCGGCCGAGGCGGGCACTTCGTGGTCACTCGTTCAGCCGAGGATAAAGGTCGGTGGCACAAACATCGCGTCAGCGATGGGTGCTGCTTTTGGCACCTTTACCGGGTGGTCATTGTCGGTCGTCGTTTCACTTGCGGCTACAAATGCAATCACCGCAGACCTGAACTGTGCTGGCTCTGGGTCGTTTACGCTTTCCGGTGCCGCGTCCCCTAATGCCGCCTGCACGCTTTCCGCCGTTTGGCTGGGGCAGGTGTCCTAGTGCCGTGGACTAACCCCGAGACCTTTACCGCAGGGCAGACGCTTACCGCTGCGAGCATGAACATCGTGAGCGAGAACCTGCGAACGCTTGCCCAATACGGTGCCGATGCTTGGACTGCATACACACCGACTTGGACAAGCCTAACAATTGGCAATGCAACGCAGAGCGCCGCATACATAAAACTTGGCCGCATGTATGTTGTGCGTTTTCGCGTTGCGTTTGGCTCAACAACGTCAATTTCTGGGCAGCCGGAAATGACGTTGCCCAACTCAGCGACACTTGCAAGCAACTACACCGATGGCACACCGCTTGGCTACGCGCAGTTTGCCGACGTTGGCACGGCATCATATGTTGCCCTTATTACGCAATCCACTTCGGTAGCAACACGAGTGCGCATGTTCTCACTAAGCGCAGCAGGAACGTACTTGTCAATGTCAACCGCTTCGGCAACGGTTCCCTTTACATGGACGACGGGTGATGTGATTGACGGTCAGTACGTCTTTGAGGCGACGGCATGACCACCAGCGACGTAGACCGCCTGTATAACGGACTGGCCGAGGTCGCGCAGGAGGTGCGTAACTACCGCGCTGAACTCAACGGACGCTTGCGGAAGCTGGAGGAAGCCGAGGCGCACCGCAACGGGCGCGACCATGGCAAGGGCAGCATTGGCAAGATGATCATGGGCGTTGCAGCCGTTGCAGCAGCCGTGGGTAGCGTCTGTGGTGCTTTGGTGGCTATCCTGTAGCGCATGGCGAAACCACGCTACGGGGCAAGCACTCGCGCACCTGGCGGCAAGAAGACCGTCCTGAGCGCCGGCAGCGACCCTTCATCCACAGCATGGGCGCGTAAGGGCGCATTCCTCGTAAGGCACTACTCTCCGAATGCGCCCGGTGCGCTGCAGAAGAACGGCGATCCGACTCCAAGAGCTGAGGCGGCGGCCAGGTGGGGTGAGCCGGTTCCGAAGAACGACAAGGACCGAGCCAAGCTCTACGAGAAGGGTCAGAGGATGCTGGAGCGGCATAAGAAAGCCAAGGAGTCCAAGTGACTAAGGGCGATGCTGTTGTCAAGGTGGCACTTGCCGAGGTAGGCGTTACTGAGGTGCCGATGGGATCGAATACCGGCCCTCGCGTCAGGCAGTATCAGGCAGCGACCGATCTTGGTGGAACTGGATGGCCCTGGTGCTCGGCATTCGTCGAATGGTGCTGGAAGCGCGTAGGCGGGATTGATACCGCGATCTGCAGCCCATCTACTGCGGTGTTCGCGGCTCGGGCGATCAGCGAGCGCCTTACCGGGGCGTGCAGGCCGGGTGCGGCTGTCTGCTGGGCACCAAGACATGTTGAGATCGCAGTCGCGCCGACTTCTGATCCGAACATCTGGCATTGCGTCGGTGGGAACGTCAGCGATGGAGTCAGGCGGACGATCCGTGACATTCGTGGCGCTACCATCATCGTGCCCGAGGCTCTGCGCAAGACTCAGCCTCGTCCGAAGCTCTATTGGTTCGAGGACCCAGGCGCTAAGAGGACTCAGCGCCTTCTTGGTCCGTGGCGAGGTAAGCGCGGACTGGCAACCGCTCGCAGGGTGGCGAAGAAGCGGCCTGCATGGGAGCAGCCAAGGGTCAAGAGGGTCGGCAAGGACCGATTCGGCGTACTGATCGGTCAACGATCCCTCTACGGACCCTGGCAGGACGCTCCGAGTCGCAACCGGGCAATGGCGATCATCAAGAAGCGTGTCAATCGGCAGCTGCGTCCATACGCGACTCCGAGGCCGCTGGACAACGCGAGCGCAGAAGCGTTCGGCAAGACCGACTAGGAGAGACTGTGGGCACCAAGATCAGCATTGGCTTCGCAACCTGGCTGGGCACCATCGGAGCAGCTGCCGGCGTGGTGATTCCACTTATCGGTGAACTCAGCGATGCAGCAGCACCTCTGGGAGTGCCCGGGCAGGTCTGGGTTGTCATGGGAGCGATCCTGGGTGTGGCTGTGGTGATCGGTCGCATGGCGCAGGCCGTGGCTCAGGTAGTCAAGAGCGCACCGAGCGAGTCAGATCTGTTCGTGGACGAGCTGCCTGACGAGCCGACTGACATGGAACCTTGATTGGGTCTGCTTGACGACATAAGAGCAGAGAGCGTCGTAGTGCGTCACTGCTCAATAGCCGAACTGCTGGATTCAATGGAGAAGAAGGACGCCGACGATCTTCGCCAGGCGATGGCTGATCCCGGTATTCCGCACACGGCTATCACTCGGGTTCTCGTCGCACGCGGCTATGACATGCACGACAAGCGCCTGGCTCTGCACAGGAAGGGGCGCTGTGCCTGCGCTCGGTGACGAGATTGAGCAACAGCGGCGGATAGAGGATCTGGAGAAGCTATGCACTCGGCTTCAGAGGCAGCTTGCCAATGCGAAGGCGAAGACTGCCGATCTTGTAGATGCGGTCTACGAGGGTGCGAAGGATGCGGCTGTGATCGTAGGCACTCCGAAGCCGGTCAAGATCGCGAAGGACAAGAAGAAGCCGCCGGGTGAAGTAGCACTGCTCCACACGACTGACTGGCAGCTCGGCAAGGTCAGCGAGTCGTATTCCTCTGAAGTCTGCCGAGAGCGCGTGATGAAGATGACTGAGAAGGTCGTCAAGCTCACGGAGATACAGCGAGCAGCGCATCCGGTCAGTGAGTGCGTGGTGATGCTCGGAGGCGATCTCGTAGAGAACACGGCGATCTTCTCTCAACAGGCTTGGGAGGAGGATTCGTCCACGTTCTCCCAGGTCTTCGCAGCGTCATCCCTGATCGAATCAATGCTGCTCTCACTGCTGGAGAACTTCCAGACTGTGCGCGTCTATGAGGTCGCCGGCAATCACGGACGCATCGGCCGGGGCAAGGGGCAGCAGTCCGTGGACTACGAACGCGAGACGAACTGGGATCGCATAGTCGGAAGGATCGCACGCGAGCGCCTGGCGGAGCAGGACCGGCTGGAGTGGCGAGTGCCGGATTCATGGTACGAGCTAATCAGAATCGGTGAGTATGCGTGCTTCCTCACACACGGCGATCAGATCCGCTCATTCGGCGGGAACACCCCGGCACATGGCATAGTTCGGAAATGCCTCGCATGGTCGTCTGGCGTGACGGAGCCGTGGACTGACGCATACATGGGGCACTTCCACCAGCCTCTCAGCCTCAACCTGGCGAATGGCGGAAGGGTATTCGTCACTCCCTCTACTGAGTCAGGGAGCGAGTACGCACGCGAGTTCGTAGCGGCGAGGGGCAGGCCAGCTCAGAGACTCCACTTCGTTGACCCCGGCAAGGGAAGGGTCACTGCCGAGTACCTGATCTGGCTGGATTAGTCCGCTAATAGCGGCTTTCCGCCAGACGCACGCGCAGTATCTCCAGCTGCGCTGATGGATACTTCCTCTGCCCTACTACGTCCGAAAGGAGTGGGCATGAAGAAGGAGAGCAGCGGCCAGGTGGTCGCTCGCTGGATCGGCTATGCGGTCATCGTCCTGACGATCGCATGGATTACAGCAACCGTTATCGGCTACCTCACCGGGGCAGCCGCACACGCACTCGTTTAGGAGGCGAAGATGACTGACGAGATTGAGCAGGCCAAGAAGCGGGAACTGCTGCTGGATCTGATGCACGAATGGTGGGACCCACCGCAGCACCTGATCCAGACGCTGCCGCGTGGCGGTACGAAGCTTTCGTATCTCGGCCACGCGGATACCACTCGCGCAATGTCCGAGACTGATCCTGAGTGGACATGGACTCCGATGGCGCACGATGAGAACGGACTCCCGATCCTCGACAGGGACAGCAACGGCCACCCGATCGGCATGTGGATCTGGATCACCGTCTGCGGAGTGGAGCGCCCCGCCTATGGCTCATGCGAACCTGGCAAGCGCGATGCCGTGAAGGAACTGATCGGTGACGCTATCCGCAACGGAGCGATGCGCTTCGGAGTTGCGGGCGGCTTGTGGTCGAAGGGCGAGTGGGACGGAGAGCAGAAGCCTGAGTCTGGATTCGACGCGAAGAAAGAGACTGACTCGCTGAAGAAGACCTACGGCGATGACGTAGTGAAGGCGATCTTCGCTCTGCACGACATCAAGAAGTACGGCGATCTCACCGAAGACAAGCTCTCAGAGATCAAGAAGTCTCTGACAGAGGGGGCGCAGTCGTGACCACTCGTAGTCTTGGTCTTCGACACAAGGCAGCCGAGCATCTTCAGATCGCTCAGGACAACACCGAGCGTGCTCTGCAGGAGATCGTCAGCATGAAGCGCACAGGTACTACCTCGGGAAAGGTCTTCATGGCTCTCGCCATGTCCGAGGCAGCAACCGTGCATCTGAAGCACGCGCACGATCTGTTCTCACGCTCGGAGGCAGAAGATGCCTGAGCCGCTGGATGACTACCTGGTGCATATCGCACGCAATCACGATGCGATAGCGCAGGACATACAAGACGATGCCTCGTATCACCGGGGGATCGCGGAAGGAATCCGCCGAGCCATGAGCATCATGCGCGAGGACGAGAACACGGACATTCGTTTCGCTGCTTGCCCAGACTGCGGGGCAGGTCACGATGGGAGCGGGTGCGACTTCTCATGCCCTAGCCGGTACGAGAATGATCGTGAGATTGAGGCAGTCTTCGGCGGTCCCGATCTCGTCATGCCGGCAGAGGACGACTCGCAAGAGTTTCACTCTCCGCATCCAGAGACAGGAGGCGAGGCATGAGAGTCGAGCAGTGCGCCGTCTGTAAGGGCGAGATTGATCGTTCTATACGCGGTGGCAAGGCGATCACATGCTGCGAGGCATGCAGCAAGCAGTGGAAGCGGTTCAGCCAAAAGATGCGTCGCGCTCGCTACGGAGCCAAGTGCCGCGACTGCGGTAGGAGGACTGACGGCAGCGGTGGCTATGCGAATCAGCGCAAGCGGTGCCAGCAGTGCTCCACAGCGCATCTGAAGCTGCAGGCCAGATGGACTCAGGAAGCAATCATCGAAGCGATCCGACGTTGGCATCGCGAGCATGGAAGTCCACCAGGTTCTGCCGAGTGGCGCACCAATGGTCGCGGAGATCATCCGACCGCATCAATGGTTCAGAACAGGTTCGGCAAGTGGTCCGAGGCCATCAGAAGGGCAGGGTTCATCCCCAATCCACCCGGCAGGAGGAAGAAGTGAACTGGGAATCCATGGAGCAGATCCGCGAGGCGAATGAGAGGACCGGCCAGCATTGGTTTGATCCGAGCACGCTCAGATTCTTCGGCTCGCGCATCGGCAAGACGATCTATGGCGGTCGCTACTTCGTGACCTCCGAACAAGGGCCAGGTCTGCCGCGTATGTGGTCAGTACGCGAGGCCGCGCCTGACGGCACGATCAGCACCTGCTTCAACTTCAACGAGTTCCCAACACGCGATGCCGCAGTCCAAGCGGCGCAGTCACTCACAAGGAGCAACTGATGAGCGAGATATTCCCCGACGAGAAAGTGCAGCGCATCCGAGCAAGCATGGATCTGATCGGACTGCGCCATGTCAGCGCGTCACAGATCGGAATGTACCAGCGGTGTCCAAGGCAGTGGGCCTACCGTTACGTACTCGGAGTGAAGATCCCGCCCAATGGCGCTCTCGTCAATGGCTCAGGAGTTCACGCGGCAGCAGAGCAGGGCATGCTGGACAAGCTCGCCACGCATAACAACCCTGACCCGGAAGAGAGCGCAACGATCGCCTACGAATACGTCACCAAGACGGCGGAGGCAGAAGAGGTGATCCTCAACGACGACGAGCAGATCGGAGAGGTGGCAGACAAGTCTGCGCGTATCGCTCGCACATGGGCGTCAGAGGCAGCGCCTAACGTGATGCCTGTGGATGTGGAAGCAACGATCAACACCGACCTTGCCGGCATCCCCGTTACGGGGCGGCTGGACGTAATCACCGAGGACACGGTGATTGACTGGAAGACGGCCTCGCGCAGTCCTTCTCAGTCCGATCTCATCAGCTCAATCCAGACGCAGATCTATCAGACGATGACCTCTATGCCTGTCCGTTACGTTCACCTGGTGGACAAGAAGGCGGGGACTGAGGTTGTGGAGTCGTTGATCCCGAACGACGATCCTGACTCTCAGCAGGAGCGCACGAGTTCCACAGTGGTCGGAGTAGCCGCAGGAATGGCGCTCGGTGTCTGGCCGAGGAATCAGCAGGGTTGGCACTGCTCGGCTCGCTGGTGCGGCTATTACTCACGGTGCATGGCAGGCAGGGATGATGCGACTCTGGATGACAAGGCTTACGAGAGCCGCGCTGCGGCTGGAGTGGCCTGGTAGGGCGATGCTTCGCATCACTAAGCGCGATGGATCTGTCTTGCAGGTTTCATCGTGGCAGGCGTGGCGGCATACGGCAGCACTACACATGCGCCGTCCATGCCCCGCCTGTGAGGGAGAGGGTCATCAGATGTGGCTGATCGTGGGCGATGCCAACCGGGGCGAGCAGAGCCGATGGTTCCCGGATTACTGCACATGGTGCAGAGGCGTCGGCTACCTGACGAGATAGGAGCAGCAATGAATGCCCATGACGAGGGGCAGATGAGGCTGGAAGAGGCGCTGGATCGCGTGGAGCGCGGCGCTCACCCGCTATGGCTGGAGCAGGCCAGATGCGCCGTAGTCCACGTAGCGGAGTGCAAGCAGGAGTTCACGACTGACGACGTATGGGCAACGCTTGATGAGTGGGCTATCGAGCTGAGGAATGACGGGCGTGCGCTCGGGGCAGTCATGCGATGGGCAGTGAAGCAGGGCATCTGCACCAGCACCGACAACTACAAGCGCAGCAGGCGTCCCGAGTGCCATCTGAGGCCGGTCACGGTCTGGAGATCGTTCCGGTGCACGCACGAATCACGACAGGGAGCATCAGCATGAAGACAGCATTGATCCTCGCCGCACTCGTAGTAGTGCCGACGACAGCGACTGCCAAGCCGTGCGATAAGCATGAGGGCGCGGCGAAGGCAGCATGCGTCAAGGCACATAAGCAGCAGATCAAGCGAGACAGGATGCCTTTCCCGCCTAGCCCTACCAGGCGCGATGTTGAGAGGCGGGTACCGGATTGGCAGGGATTCGTCCGTCTGGGGCGCTGCGAGCAGCCGGGGCCGAGCAAGTACGGCGACGGAGTTCGATGGGATCACCCTGGCCCTACATGGGGAGGTGGACTCGGCGTCTACAGATCAACGTGGTATGCGGCCGGCAGCCCATACAAGCTCTGGAGCGGCGACAAGTGGGAAACGATCCTCGTCGGTGACGCAATTCGTGACCGCTTCGGAATCACGGCATGGGGAGCCTGGCGATGCTTCTAATGAGGCATACTTCCGCATCCGTCCGGGACTTGATTGGAGGAACATGAATGACCTCACATGCGGATCGCTCTTCTCAGGAGTCGGAGGCATGGATATCGGAATCACCTCAGCAGGATTCCGACATGAGTTCTTCGCAGAGATTGACGAGTACTGCAGAGCAGTCCTGCACCACAGGTGGCCAGGTGTCACTGTCTATGACGACGTGCGAGCCGTCGCACGAGGCGGTGAAGAACAACCTGGGGGACTCCCCGAGCGAGGAAGCCTCGATCTGCTCGCAGGAGGATTCCCATGCCAAGATCTGTCGGTCGCAGGCAAGCGGAAAGGACTCGCAGGCGAGCGATCAGGACTCTTCCACGAGTTCATGCGAGTCACCGACGCTCTTCGACCCAGCGCAATCCTCTTGGAGAACGTGGAAGGTCTCTTTAGCTCAAATGGCGGAAGGGACTTTGCCGTCGTCTTGGAAGCGTTGGCCGAGCGCGGGTATGAGTGGACCTACCGGCTTCTTGACTCGCAGCACTTCGGCGTGCCACAGCGGAGAAGACGAGTGTTCGTGCTCGCCATCGCTGGTGAGCATTCTGCAGCCAGACGCATCGGAGAGGTACTCGCTCTCACCGAAAGCAGCAGCGGGCATCTTGCGGAGGGCGGGCCGTCGTGGCCGTTCGCTGCCGCCCGATCTGGACAAGGCACTGAGGGAAGTGGCAGCGAGGGACGAGTCGTCGGAACCCTAGCGGCGAAGGACGGACCGCATTCGGGTCAGGCGTACATGACTCAGCTCGTCACTCCAGAAGAGCAGCGGCGCGTAGTCGGTGCTCTCTCGGCTCAGGGGTATCTGAAGTATGCGGATCAGGAACTTGTGCGTGCAGGTCAACTCGTCACCACTGCGGATATCGCAGGGACGCTCATGGCGGCGCAGGGGCGCGGCTGGAGGATGGACGCCGAGTCCGCTGCAAGCGGGCACCTGGTAGTCCAGACGTTCCAGCAGAAGGCTTCCGGGGCCTACGACGAGGAAGAGATCGCATCCACTCAGGTTGCGAGGCAGGCTAAGTCCGCTACCGATCTCATTGCCTTCCGCAAGAGCGCAAGAGTCAGCGGACCTGATTCACCTGAGACATGGGTAGATGACGGAATCTCGAACACGCTCAACACATTCGATGTTGGCGATGTACGGACGACTCACGCGATCATTGATCAGCCGCGAGTGCGGAGGTTGACGCCTCTGGAGTGCGAGCGACTTCAGGGCTATCCAGATGGATGGACGAACATTCCGTGGCGGAAGAAGGATCACGGCCCGGATTCGCGCAGGTATGCAGCATGCGGTAATGGGGTGACCAGCACTGTGGCCTTCTGGATCGCCGCACGACTCGCGGTGGTGCTCAATGGAGAATGACGGACGCTTCGTCACAACCTCCGAGGCGGCTCGCATGCTCGGAAGGTCGCACAACCACGTTCTGAAGACTGCGCGGCATGCGTTACACCAGCGCGGAGGACCTGGTAGGCCGAACTACTACTGGCGATACAAGATCGTCGCTATGGACCGTGCGCGTAGAAGGAATATGTGCAGGATCTGCGGAGATCAACCAGCGAAGAGCGCAGGCCACGCGACGTGCGGGCATCCAAGATGCGTAGCGCAGCATCGGATTACGTATAAGCCTAAGACAATGCCGCGCACACAAGCGAAGATGACCGATCAAGTAGAGAAGCCACCCCTTACCGAGACTGAGCGCATCGCACAGACATGGCGAGAGCTTGCCACTATGCCGCCTGAGAGCAGGGCAGTCATCACCGCTCAGAGGCACCGGGTGAATATCGCCACGGTCATGGGAGTGATCGCGAGGGCAGCATGATCTTTTGGGTATCGGGGGTAGTGCTTGTGATCATCCTCGTCATCCGCGAGATCATGCGGAGCCGGTGGTGAAAGAGAAGGAGTGGCAGGCGCAGGTTGTGAGCCTCGCCAGGCGTCTTGGGTGGATGACGTACCACACCTACGACAGCCGACGCTCTGAACCGGGGTGGCCAGATCTCGTGCTCGTGCGAGAACGCATGGTGATCGCAGAGCTGAAGACTCAGACGGGCAGAGTTTCCGAGGCGCAGAGGAAGTGGCTCAATGCGCTTCAGCAGGCAGGAGTCGAAACGTACCTATGGCGACCGAGCGATATGGGCCAGGTCGCCGCAACACTGATGAAACGGGGCAGGAATGACGAGTGAAGAGTATGCGGAGATGGTCAAGCAGACCATCCTGCGAGCGCGGACTGATAGCGGCGAGGAAGATCTACGAGTCCTATGGGCCTACAAGGATCTCGCTGATGGTTCGCACAAGCGTTGTCTCGGGATAGGACGCCGGCAGTACGAAGTTGATCCCAATAGGCAGGCGTTCGAGGATCGCCCGGTATGGGATGCGCTGGTTGAGGCGCGGCAGGAAGTTCTGGATATTCCTGCATATCTGGTGCAAGCCGAGCACCTGGCCGATGCGCCGATCAGACTTCAAGTGCAGCACGGCATCGCGGTCGCCGTTCAGCTACTGCTGATCCTTGACAGCATCGCTGAGACAATCTCAGAAGCCGACAATGGCTGACTGGGCCAAGATAGACGTAGGGTTCCTTCGTCATCCGCAGGTCTGCAGACTCACGAAGCCTGAGCAGTTGGGATATCTCTCGCTGATTCTCTACGCACAGGAATACGAGACTGATGGCGTGATCCCGAGGCCAGCTCTTGCGCTCTGCGGAGTCACTGTCAAGGAAGCAGAAGCGATGATCCGCGCCGGTCTGATCGTCGCGAACGGTGATGATCTCGTCATTGACGGCTTCACCCGGAAGCAAGCGACGAGAGCGCAGATGGAGAAGAAGCGTGCCGACGCAAGAGCGCGACGTGATAGGCGTCCGTCGCAGTAGCGTCGTGCGAACGTCGCGCGAGCGTTGCGCGAACGTCGCCAACAGAGGTAGAGGTAGAGGTAGAGGAAGAGAGAGAAGTGTGTGGGGTTTACGAACTAAGACCACTTACCGTCTTTAGGAGCCGGCATTGACGAGCACGCTCACACAGGCCATAGATCAGCAGCTTGAACGTCTGCAGAATCTCTGGCCGACGCTGAAGAAGAAGCCTGAAGTGATGGATGAGATTCGCCAGGCGATCATCCGTCAGGAGCGCAGGATAAGCGCAGCAGATATCTCTGATGGATTCGACTCTGTGATTGAGAAGTCGCCAACATCCGGGTGGCCCCCAGGTCCGCATGAGGTGATCGGTTGCATCCTTCACGCATCAAGCCAGAGGCTCATAGCAAACAAATCCCGAGCCGAGGGACCGTCAGGACTTCCAGAGATCGCAGGGAGGTACTGCAGCAAGTGCCAAGGGCCTGTCAAGCTCTTGGCTCAGGACCGCTTCATATACTGCGATGGATGTAATCTTGTGCAGGTATTCACTCGCACAGCGCAGGAAGTCCGCCACCGGCTCGAATGGCATGAAGTGGATCAGGTGCCGATCACCCGGCGGTCGGAGGACGAAATCACCTGGTAAGGGGCACCATGAAGGTCAACCAGCAGAAGTACGCACTCACACCGATCGGCAAGCTGAAGCCGCACCCATCGAATCCCCGTCAGGGAGATGTGGGAGCTATTCATGAGTCCATAGAGGCCAATGGCTTCTACGGGGCGATCATCTTCCAGAAGTCCACCGGGCACGTGATCGGGGGCAATCATCGCCTCATGGCGGCGCTCCAAGCCGGGGCGGACAAGGTTCCAGCAATCGAAGTGGACTGCGACGACGAGACTGCCCTTCGCATCCTTCTCGCTGACAACCGCACCAACGACCTCGCGTCATATGACACCGAGGGCCTGGCGGAGATCCTGCGTGAGCTTGCCGAGACAGGCGATGCAATTAGCGGAACCGGGTACTCGCTGGAAGACCTTGACGACATCATCGCTGACCTGCAGGAGTCCGCTCCGCTGCCGAATCCCGATGCCAATGTCGGTAGCCAGGATACTGCCGGCGATCGGTATGACCGCTATCAGAACGCGGCCACTCGCTCGATCATGCTGGATTACTCGCTGGAGCGGTTTCGCTGGATGGTTGATCGCCTTTCAGAACTGCGCGAGGAATACGGTGTTGAGAACAACGCTGAGGCCGTGAGGCGACTGATCGAAGAGGCAACAGGCCAGGAGTGCCCGCGTGACTGATATCCACCGCATAGAGCGCGTGATGACGACCGACGAGGCCAAGGGTCTTATCGGCGATAGCGTCGGAGACAAGGAAGCCAACTGCATCACCCCCGGCATCTACGTAGATGCAGACACAGATCAGCCGGTCTTCATCTATCTCCCTATGCCTCGCATGGTTCCTGAGTTGCGCCGAGCTGTCATGGATCTGAAGATGGCAAGCACCGTAAGGGCGAACGGCATGGCGAATGTGTCTCGGACTTTCGGCATGGCACCGCGCAAGCCGATGATGCGCCGCGAGGCATGCACTGCCACGACCATGAGCGTGGAGCAGCCAGAGTCGCATCAGGTTCTCGTAGACCTGGCGGACGTATTCACGGAGATGATGCGCGATCTTCTGCCTGAGGTAGCCGATCACGATCATGCAGTCGTAGAGCAGGTTCTCCCGGAGTGGCGAATGACAGACGATTCGCTCTGGACGAGCGGAGTCGTCAATCGCTCAGCTGCTCTGCCCTATCACCTCGACAGAGCCAACTTCGACACATGGTCCGCCATGCCGGTCATCAGGCGTCATATGCGCGGCGGATACCTCGATATCCCTGAGTACAACCTGACTTGCGCCTGTCGTGACGGCTGGGTGACGTTCTTTCTCGGCCAGGCTCTTGTGCACGGTGTCACACCGATGGTTCCGATCCGCCGCGATGCCTATCGCTACTCGGTCGTCTATTACGCGATGAAGGGCATGAAGGACTGCTTCACCGTAGCTGTAGAGCAAGAGAGGGCGCGGACGACTCGCTCAGAGCGTGAGATCCATATGGTGGACGACTCCATCAATATCTCCGAGGACGAAGGATGAACCGGGTAGAGGTAGATGGACTGATCTTCGACTGCCGGCCTGATACGTCGGATGAGAAGGCAGTCCGCGAGGTAGTGGAGCGGAAGGGTTACGCCAGGCGCGACTTCCTGCCAGGTCCCGGTGACAGGTGGCTGGATATCGGATGCAACGTCGGAGCGTTCGCTATCTGGGCAGCATCCTGGGGGGCAACAGTAGAAGCCTACGAGCCTGATCCAGACTCATGCGAGCAGGCGAGGCATAACGTGGCTCTGAACGGCATGGAGAACTACGTGACCGTTCATGAAGCTGCTCTCGTCCCCGGCGAAGTGGCAAGCACCATGACGCTCCATCGCAACACGGCGAAGGGCAATGTCTGGAGGAACAGCCTCTACAAGCCCTGGCGAGGTGGCTCAGAGGTAGAAGTGCAGTGCATTCCTGTCTCGGATGTGTGGGATCAGGCCATGCACATCAAGCTTGACGCCGAGGGCGCTGAGATGCCGATTCTGGAGCAGATGATGGACTCGCTGCCGGTCAGACTCGTCTTCGAGTGGTCATTCGACATTGATCCCTCAATCAAGAGATTCGACGCGGTGATCGCCGGTCTGCAGGAGAAGTACGACCGAGTTCGCTACGGGAAGATCGCACCGGGGCACGACGAATGGCCAGGCGAGTGGTTCCCTCCGTGCAGAACGGTCTGGTGCGACTGATGGGCCGTCCTGATCTGCTGGATTCCGAGAAGGCTGATGCGCTTATCAAGCATCTGAGCGTGGGGAACAACATTGAGACTGCCTGCGAGCTTGCCGGCATCGGCAGCACGACGTACTTCCGCTGGATGCAGACTGGCGCTCAGGAGGATGCTCCAGAGCGTTACAAGGAGTTCCGGGAGCGTGCAACACGCGCGAGGGCCGAGGCAGAGGCCAGGAACGTGGTCATCGTGCAGCAGGCAGCGCGTACCGACTGGCGAGCGGCAGCGTGGTATCTGGAGCGCAGCAAGCCGGATCGCTGGCGCAGGCGTGATGGTCTGGAACTCACCGGGGCGAACGGCGGACCTATACAATCCGAGGTGGTCACAAGCGACGAAGACAGGGCGCGAGTGACCGAGATCATTGACGAGCTGGCCGCGAGGCGTGCGAAGAAAGCCGCCGAGGGCTGAAAGGGGCACAAGTGGCGACCGATATCAACAGCATCACCCTGGTAGGCAGGCTGACCAAGGCACCTGAGTCGCGTGAGGCCGGGGCAACGACCCTTACGAAGCTGCGCCTGGCCTTCTCGCACAGTAAGAAAGTGGGGGATTCATGGGAGGATCAGCCGCAGTATGTGGATGTGACGGTATTCGGCAGGCTGGCAGAGGTGCTGGCCGGTGCGCTGGACAAGGGCGATCAGGTGGTTGTCACCGGAAGGTTGGCATGGCGCGAGTGGCAGGCGCAGGACGGCAGCACTCGCCAGGCACATGAGATCGTCGCTCAGGCCGTACAGCGTGTCTCTCCGCGCAAGGATAGGCAGGAGGGCCAATCCAGCACTGAAGGCCCACAGAACGCCCCTGAGAGCGTCACAGACGACATTCCGTTCTAATGGCAGCCGAGATATCGCTATCTGACGCCGGCAAGCGTCTACGAGCAGCATTCCAAGCCGGTAAGGACTCGCAGATGCTGGATATCCTCATGGACGAGGATCTGATCGGGCACCTGGCGCGGAGGCTCAGAAGTGCTGATGACAGGGCGCTTACCTATTCGGCACCGCAGATCGCTGATCTGGCCGTGCGGCTCGGGCAGCTGACGGATGGTGACTGAGGAAGCAGCTCTCAGAGCCGTAGAGCGTAGGCCGTGGCTCGCATGGCGCAGGCGCGAGCAGATGCCCCCGGCGGGAGAGTGGCGAGTATGGCTGATCCTGGCA